AGCAATAAATATATCCTCTCCATTATCATATAACTCTTTTGCTCTTTTAATTGTGTATTCAGTCCTTGAAACTTCCATTATTCCTCCTCAATATATTCAGCTTTCCATCCACTTCTAGTTTTACTTTTCTTTTTAATTGTTTGATAAACTGCTTGATGTTTTAATCTTAAAAAACATGCTGCACTATCTATAGAATCAAATATTTTTTCTTCACCAGTTTTAGCATTAATCAACTTTACCTTTAAACATTTCTTTCTCTTTTTTCTATCCCTATCAACATTAAACTCTATTAACATTTTTTCACATGTTGGAAATATAAGTTCTCCATTTTTTCTTACTCCGTGAACACAACAATATAGTGCTAAGTAATTTCTACATGTAGGGTCATCATCTATGATATTTGTTCCTAAAGAACCACTAAAATATTTTTCAACCTTTAACATTTCAGTAACCTCCCTATTTAACTGGCATTTGAAATATTCTATTTCTATAACTTCTAACCTTATAACTGTCTATAGAATCTGTTCTAGTTCCACCTTCAATAAATCTTTGTATATTATCCAGCACTTGTATAGCCCTTTTTTCATCCTCATACTCACCTATCTTTTTAAAGTTATCCATATCTCCAAACATTGCATATACACATTCTTTATCAACATTTATCCAATCAGCTTTTACTAAATCAGTTTTATCTTGACTTCTAATTATTATCATCCCTAATACCCCCATCATCACATTTTCTTAATAATTCTTCTAAGCAACTCTTACATATAACAATTACAAATTCTCTACCATGCAAATCCATAACCTTTGTATTTGTAAACTGGTCATCATAACTCTCAACTAGAAACTCCCCACAAACACTACATATAGCTGTTCTACTCATTTTTATCCCTCCATTTTTAACTTTTAGGAAGTAATATTGTATAATTACTCCCTAGACTATTTAACTTAATTAAAAAGGTATATCGTCATCATCTATTGCTTGAAAACCTTGTGGGTCTAATCCTGGTGGTACATATTCTTGTTTAGCATTATTATCATTTTTACTAGAAAGTAGTTCTAAAGCATTTACATTAACCTTAGTAATAGATTTCCAGCAACCATTTTCATCTTTGTAATTATATATATTTAACTCTCCAACAGCATATATAGGCTTACCTTTAACAAGATATTGCACTAAATTCTCTACATGTTTTCCTAATTGCTCGCATTGAATAAAATCAGTTATTTTATTTCCATTTTTATCTTTAAACCTTCTATCTACTGCCATTGAAAAGGTTATTTTTGGAGTACCTGAATTTGGAAGGTACTTCAATTCTGCATCTGCAACTAATCTTCCAACTAAAGTTATTGTATTCATTTAACTAGCCCCCTTCTATTTTTCTTCCTGTTCTTCTGTATACTCAACAAAGTAAGTATAAGTTGTCTTGCTATTTTGCTTCTCTCTAGCAACCTTTACTGTATATCCAGCTTTCCCAAGTAATCTTAACAATTCCAATCTATCCTGCTCATTTAAAGAACCACTTCTTTGTGCATATATTCTCGCCATTTTATACCTCCCCTTTTCTAGGAAGCAATATATTGATATTTACTTCCTAGAAGTTTAATTTTATTTAAATTTTTCCTTCTGACTCTTTTTAATAATCTCATCTAGCTCTTTTTCTTCATATTGAGTGAAAGTCTGATTGAAGTTAGCAAACTTATTTTTATTCACATTATGAGTATTCACAGCTTTATTATTAGACTGTTTCTTCTCCTGTTTACTCTTTTTCTTCCTCTCAAACTCATTTTGATACTCTGTAAGTTCTAAACTAGTTTTTACACCTGCTTCTATCCAATTATTTAATATTGTTTTAATGTATTTATAATTCTTAACTCCATTCGCTATTGCTTCATCAATAGCTCTTATAATTACATCAGCTTCCATTCCATCATCTAAGTAACTCATTAACTCTATAAAGTTATTAGGAGTAATCACACCTATATATTTTTCAAAGTATTTTTTTATGTAGGTGATTTTGTCTTTATTGGATTGTTCATTAATAACAATAGTAGTAATATCATTATTTACTTTAAAGTCATTACTTACTACTTCCGTGTTTTCCGGTTTCCGAGAAACCCGGTTTCCGGGAAATCCGGTTTCCGGGAAATCAGTTTTTCGGGATTTTAATTTTTGTGGATTTTCAAGTGGTATCTCATATACTTCGTAATCATACCCTCCAAGCATTTTATTAGTATTAGAATCTCTACAAGGTTTTCTTGTTATATATCCATTTTCTATAAGTTCTTTTAAAATATTCGCTGTAGAATCTCTGCCATTTTTACTCCTTTTATATAAGTCATTAACATAGATTTTCCAATGGTCTGGCTTACTAATCAGATATGAATGTAAGCCTTTTGCTTGCCAGCTTAATTTTGCATCTTCCAAACAAGTTTTATTTAAAACTACATATGGATTATCTTTGTCTTTGCTTACTCTTATAATCCCCAATACTATCACCTACTCTTGTTTTTGCTTCTCTAAAATGCTCTTATATCCATTTAAAACTTTCTCATACTCCTGCTTAGTCAAATCTACTGCTAACTTTCCAAACTTCTTATATACTTCACTATCAACTCTATTTTTATCTTTTTCTATAGATTCTCCTAGCGAATATAGTATATTTAATTCACTCTCATTAACTTCTTTTTTTTTCTGCTCATTTCCATGTTTATTTGTTGCATCACTGTCTTTTGTATCATCAATACAAAATAATCCATTTAAAGCATACTTTCTTGCATAACTTGATACACTTCCAGTTACTTGTGCTAAATCCATACCTTTTTTAGTTTCATCTTCTCTAGCTAATGCCTTTGTAGATATTTTTTCTCCTGTTTCTGCATCTATTAAAGTTGCTGTAGCTTCTACATAAAATCTATTTCCTATCTGAACAATATTATCATCCAATATAACCAATGCTTTTTCTTCTTTTAGAATAGGTTTTAAACCTTCTAAAATATCCTCACAACTCCTGTAATTGTATTTTCTGAAATTATTGTATTGGTTTTTAGGAGCTTTTAAAGTATTCTGTATATTTACAAGTTTTATATAAACATTATTAGTTTCCATGGTCCTCACCTACTCTTTTTTAGCTTTTGGAATTGTTAGTGTAGTTCCATATTCAATCCTGCAACCTTCAACCTCATGACCTTTTTTAATAAAGTCTTTAATGATATTCTTATCTACTTTTACAACTTGCTCTACTGTTTTATATATAGCAGGTATCTTTTCTTCATCTTCTATGACTAAGCTACCTGCTGACTTTCTTATACTTATATTTCCTAAAATTGTTTCTACTTTTTTAGTACCAAGTAATTCCATACAGTCTTTTATATTGCTTTTTAATCTATCAAGAGTATTCTTCTTAACCTTCTTTAACTCTTGTAACCTCTTAATCTCTGAATCTATAGAGTTTATATCACTGTCAATGTTTAATATTACTGACACTATTCTAGTGTTTTTATTTTGTATCTCTTGTTTTATTATTTCTTTTATTTCCTCTAGTTTTTCAGCTTCATTTCCTGTTGTTTCTGTTAAACCTTCTTCTATTTCTAATAAATCTGTAGTTAATTCATATAAAGTACTCATAATTTCCCTCCGTTTATGCTATAATTAGCTTAATTAAATTTTTTAATATTTATTTGAATTGAGCCTCACCCTAGGCTCTTTTCTTATATCTGCACATCTATAGGTCTATCTCTTTCAAGTTCTTCTTGTGTTATCATAAACTCCCTGAAATCAGTTGATGCTTCTAGCTCTATATCATGTTCCAACCCTTGTAATATATTTTGACTAGCAAATTTTACGGCTTCCCACCACATTAAACTACTATTGTTTTTTGTACCTTGCAATTTACTTATTTCTTTTTCAGCCTGTTTAATTTGACCCATTGCTATTAATCTAGCTGCTTCCATCTAAATACACCCCTTCACTTAATCTCTATTTTGTACTAATCCTACTAAACATATTGCAAATAAACCTACCATTATTAAAGCTGCCATTTTATTTCCTCCTAAGATAAAATTTTAATCTCATAATCACCATCTTGAATATCTTCTGTTATTAAGGCTTGATACTCCATACAGCCTCTACCTTCATCAAAGTATGCTAAATTTAATTCTTTTTCTGTTGCTACTACTACTATACAATCAATTTCAAAACCAAATCTTTTGCAATTTACTTTTACTGCATTTCCTACTTTAATTGTTTGTAAATCAAATTCTTTTACCAATTCAACCATTATTTGACCTCCTTATTTTCTATTTCTTTTATGTAATCCCAAAGTATTTGTAATATTAAAGAATTTTTTGACATTCCTCTTTCTTCTGCTATTAATATTAATTTTGTATTTAAATCATATGGGATTCTTAATCCAGTTCTTACTCTATTTGCCAACATAATTTCCTCCTGTACTGTTATCTATGTGTTGCCTATCTTTAATACAAAGTATAACACTTTATTATTATGTTGTCTATATGTTGCCTATATATTTTTTGTATTTATTTTTGTGATATAATTGTTGCCAAATAGACTACACAAAGGAGTTGATATTATGGCTAAAATGGGTACATATAAAAATCCTCATTTTGCAATTAGAATACCAAAAGAAAAACTTGATAAACTTAAATATATAGCTGAGTACAATGCTCGTTCAGCTAATAAAGAAATAGAATTTCTTGTTACTAAACATATAGAAATGTTTGAAAAAGAACATGGTTCTATACATTTGGGTTCTGAATAAATTCTTGTAATATGCTTAATAAAATACTATTAAAACTTCTTCCTTTTTTACTCGCCTGCTTTTCTAATTTTTCTTTAAGTTCTTTAGGCAGGCGTATTGTTGTCTGCTCTCTTTGCATCTAATCACCTTTTTCTTTAATTATTTATAGCTTACTTTATTTTTAAATGTGTTGGTAAATACAAGTTAACTACCTCTATATCTCTTGTTAATGTACTTCTTTTAACTTTCTTATCTTTATTAAACTTCTTACTACCTCTCTGCTCATCATAGTATGTAATTCTAAATAACACTTTGTCTTGTTCTACCTTATAAACTTTGTTTTTATAAATTATTTTCATGCAATTACCCCTTTGTTGTATTTTTTAAGACTTTCAAAACTTGCTTTCTTATTATATTGCTTACAAAACTGTACATAAGCTATTAACACCTTTACACTCAACTAAATCACCCCCTCTCTAAGTTCTTTCATTTCTCTAAGCATTTCTTTGATGTTTTTTCCTTGATTTCTAGTTATAAAATCATCTAATTCATAACTAGAAACTTTAGTTGCCCCTATATCAACTGACTTCAAAAGTCCATTTTTTATTAACTCATATCCAAATACTTTATCTATTTTCAATCTTTTACTTGCTTCTTCAACAGACATAAGATAATCGGGATAACCTTTACTTATAACAATTGTTAGTTCTTTTGGTTCTAATAATTCTATTTTCGAAGTTTCATTTAAGTACTTTGAGATTTTATTTTTATAGTTGTTTAAATTCATTTCTACAACTTTACGGATACCTTCTGAAAAACAAATTGATATATTATCTAGGTCATTAAAACTTTTATCTTCTTGTTTATCTAAATTGAAATTAGATATATTGCCCAATTTACTCACTCCTTTTCAAAATATTCTGTATTTAATTTTTATCTTCCAACTAGTTCATCTAATGTAATATCTAAATAATCAGCTATTTTTATTAGAGTGTTTATGGTTGGATTTTTATTTTCTCCTCTTAAAATTGCATATAAATTTCCTGAGTCTACTCCTATTTCTTTTGCTAATTTCCATGCTTTTAAATTTCTATCTCTTAAAATTTTATTTATGTTGTCATTAATTGCCATTATTTTCCTCCTTTGATATACTATATTTGTAGGATATATCCTATATCTTTTTATGAAAGTTGGTGATATTATGCAGTTCAGTAAAGATATATTACATACTCTTACTTTAGAAATTCTTAAGGAAAAATATGATTTTAAAAGTTCTTCTGAAGAGGAACTTTTAAAACATTACCATGAAATCTTTTTGAAACTTTCAGAAGTCAATAATAGTTTTTCTAAAGGCGATGGCCTCGGTGTCTTTAAACAAATGTAGGTACTAAATTATATTTAAGAGCTTCTTTGCAAAAATCTAAAATATCTTTTGAGGAAAGGATACTTTGTTCATTTTCATTCAATGTATTAAGTATCCTTTTAGCTATTTGTAACTCTTCTTTTGATAATATTAATTCCGTTTCATTATTTACATTGTTCACTACACTTTCAAATGAAATTTTCATTTAATTACACACTCCTTTAATTTCGGTATTTTCTGAATCACTTTGTTGCTCCAGTTTTTCATACTCAACTTCTTTTGTACATATGCAACATATTTTAGGCTTCAATCCTTTTTTAACTTCTACCTCATTATCAAACCCACAATATGGACACTTGCAAAAATATTTTACTCTTGAATCGCTTGTATTATTTTTCATGTATTTAACCTCCTAGTTAATAATTAATTAAAACAATATATTTCAAAATATTCTGTATTTAGTTTTCAAGGTGCTGTCATGTTTTAACTTAACATTGATAATTGTCGGTCACTTTTTTCTATATCTGGTAATATGTTATTTGCTCTTAATAAATCATATAAAAACAATCTTCCCTTTTGAGTCCATTTAGTTGTCATCTTTGAACCAATTGTCCCATTACTTCTAATTATCTCTATTGTGTCTGAGTGAGTGTAGCTTTTACCTTGATGTTCCTTATATAAAAGCCATTGTCCACTTTGTTTATATTGCACCTTTAATTTATGAAGCAATTTATTCATTTCTGTACCACTCATACCATAATCTTTTGCAATCTGAGTTATCGTAACCAAACTATCACTTTTTAGTATTGTATCTGTATAATCTGCTTTAGGTTTGAGTTCATTTATAACTTGGTCTTTTATTTTGCTTTCTAGTTGTAATTTCTCATTTACTTCTACCTGCTCTATAAGGTGTTGTAACGCTTCTTTATATGTCGTTGGTAATTTAGGTTGTTGTTCTTTTAATACTTTCTCCATTTCATCAAATCTTTTAGTATATATCCCTGTAAATGCAGTACCCTTTATTCCTGTCATTTTATTTGCTATAAAGTCACAACCTATTTTTGTTATTGCATAACACGGCTTTTCTCTTTTATAATCATCTAAATAAGTATTTTCAATAAAGTAATCAGATGGGTACAAATCTGTACTCATGTTTTTGTTAGCTTCTTCCATCTGATTTATATAATTTCTTATATCTCTTAATAAAATCTTGTGTTCTTTTTCAACCATTAAAGCTATATCTCTGCTATCAGTTGTTAGTTTATTGTTAACTTTTACTATTGTTAAATCTTTCATATTTATACCTCCTTTGATATTTTTGTATTTCTTGAAAGTTTTAATTTTAAAATAGCTTTATATATACCCTCTAACTTTTCCATAACATCATTCCAAACTTCTTCCTCATCTTCATCAACCACATCATCTTCAACTATATCTATGAAATCATCTTCTTTTTTTAGATAATCTTTTATTTCCTTATGCAACTTCAAAGTTATGTTTGAAAGACTTCTTAACTCTAATTTTGGTAAAAACATTACTCCTGCTTCTGTTGTCCTTCTCACATGCTCATAGCCCAGCAGATTGTTATTATATATAGATACCATCTTTGCTACTACCGTATTTGGTGGTATCCTTTTATCGTTCTCATATGCTCTTAAACTCTCTACTGATATATCTAGTAGTTCTGATGCTTTTTCTTGTGTAAGACCAGTATTTTCTCTGCTTAACTGATATATATTTTGGTATTGATATGACATTTATATTTCTCCTTTCATAATGTAAACTTAATATATAGATTAATTTATCGTTTTAGTAAACTTTAAGTTGACGTTGTTATTAAAAAAAATTTCCTCTATGCTTAGACCAAAGAAATCTGAAATGGTCTTTGCTTCTTCAAGAGTAAATTTAGTTTTACCATTTTCCTTATGCGAATAAGAAGTTAAAGTTATATTAAGTAAATTTGCTATATCAGACTGGTTAACATTATTTAGTTTTCTATACGCCTTTAATTTTTTAGTATTCATTTTATCACCTCTCTTTTAGTCAACTTTACGTTAACTTTATATTTATATAATAGTCTACTTTTAGTTTACTGTCAACATAAAATTTATATTTTTTTAAAAAAAGTATTCTTTATGTTATATATCTTATAAAAAGTATAACAAATAGTTTATAATAATTTATAAGAAATGTGAATGGAAGGAGTAATATTATGGCTCTTAAAGATAGAATAAAAGAAGAAAGACTTAAACTTAATTTGAATCAAGTCGAACTGGCAAAAATATTTAATGTAACAAAACAAACTGTAAGCAATTGGGAAAGTGGAAATAGAATACCAGATACTTTAATGCTCACTAAATTAGCTGATTTTTTCAATATATCTGTAGATTCTCTTTTAGGAAGACCTAGTCTTGATAAAAAAGATAGTAATGATAAATTTATTGATGAATTAGATAGCCCTGACGATATAAAAGAACTCATAAAAGTGTTTATGAGTTTAGATGAAGAGTCAAAAGAAAAGATGTTAAAAATTGCACAGGTTTTCATAGATGAAGAAAAACAAAATAAATAAAAAAGAGGTTATACCTCTTTCTTTTTATTTGTTTCATTTGTTATTTCTATATATATATTAAATTTATTTTCGCTTACTATTTCCTTATATTTATTAAATTTATCTTCATTAATATTTTTTAACTCAGCGAAAATATTGTTAAGTCTTAGAATTGTTTTCTTATCGTCCATTGAACACACCATCCCCTGTAAAGTATTTTCCTTTCCAAAACATACGTTCGTAAGCTATAAAAAATTTGCCTTAATTTTAAATATATTTATATTTTGTAATATTTAATCTATAAATTTATTATATACACCTATAAATATCTCTGCAACTTGCATATTTTATTTTTATTTACTCGTTTTAATTTTGATTTTAAAAATATTTTCTTTATGTTTATTTATATTTCTTTATGTTTCTTTGTTTTCATTTACATTTCTTAATTTGTATTCATCATTTTAAAATATATTTTTTTATTACAATTTATTACATTTTCTACAATTTATTAAATGCTTAATTCTAACATAAACTTTTTACCTTTTAATTTACTTTATCTAGATAAAGTTATTTCTTAACTACATTCTAGCACAAATTTCCAACAAAAAGTGTGCGAATATTGCACATTTATTACAAGAAATTACACAAACTAACATATATAAAATTATCTAAAAGGTAGGTTAAATATATGTTAAAAGAGTTACGAAAAAAGAAGAAATTAACACAAATAGAGTTAGCAAAAAGAGTTGGTTGCCACAGAAGTCAAATTTCTAGGTTGGAAAATAATAAGGATAAAGATTTAACTATCTCTATTCTTATTGAATTAGAAATAGCTTTAGGATTGGAAGAAAAATATTTAGTAAATTATTTTGCTGATGAATATATTAAAAAAAGAAAATTACATAAATAATTCGAATGTTTCTATCAAATACTATTTTTAATATATAATATTATTTGAGGTGAATAAATTGAACTTAAGTTTTAATAAAAAGAAAAAATTTGAATTAAGCAAAGAAGAATTGGAATTAATTGAAAATTGGTTAGGTAATAAATATGCAGGAGATATGACGATACCTGCTATTGTTGACTTTTCTTTAGAAACTGATATTGAGTATGAAAAAATAGTTGTTTATTTGGCAGAAAAAGTGCTGGAATCACGTGATAAAAAACATTAAATATGTATCTAAATAAAAAAGACTATTAATTATAAGCATAAAACTTTGTTTCTTATAGTCTTTTTTATTTATTTTATTTAAATTGATATATGTTATTATATAATTACATAAAAAAGCTTTTGAGAGGAGAAATTTTATGAAAGGCGGCGTAAGAAAACGTGGAAAGAAGTGGTATTACTACTTTGATGCAGGTATAGTAGATGGCAAGAGAAAAAAGGTAGAAAGAGTTGGTGGAAACACTAAGAAAGAAGCTGAAAAATCGCTCCGTGATGCAATAAATGAATATGAAAACGCTGGTATAGTGTTTGATGAAACAAATATGAGTTTATCAGACTATCTTAACTTTTGGTACAAAGAGTATGTACTTCTTAATTGCAAATACAATACTCAGGAAAGTTATAGAAATTTAATTGAAAATCATATAGAACCTAGACTTGGTAAATGTAAGCTAAAATCTATAAATCCAGCTATTATTCAAGAATTTTTAAATAATAAATCAAAAGAGACATACACACAAAACGGAGAAGAAAAACACTACACAAAAGGAGTTTTAAAAGCGATTTATGTTGTATTAAATACTGCTTTAAAATCTGCTGTTTACCCTTACAAACTCATTAAGGAAAATCCTGTTCAATATGCCAGTATACCAAAAAATGTTTTAAAGGTAAAAAATGAGTCAGATAACAAGACTATAACACTAGATGAGTTCAATAAAATACTAGAAATATATCCTAAAAATACAAATATCTATATTCCTCTACTTATAGGGTTTCATACAGGCATGAGAAAAGGAGAAATATTAGGTCTTTGTTGGGATAATGTTGATTTAGATAATAATATAATCAAAGTTAGAAAAAATTTAATAAAGAGAAAAGTTTCAGAATTTGAATTAGCATCACCTAAGACAAAAACATCAATAAGAGATATTAAAATAGGTGATACTTTGTCTAGAATATTAAAAGAGGAAAAATTGAATCAAAAAAAACAAAAAATTAAAATTGGAAAATGGTATAAAGAAACTGAGTATGATTGGGTTTGTAGAAAAAAAGATGGCTCATTTGTAAATCACAACAATATTGACGCTGCTATAAGAACTATTAACAAGAAACTAAATATTAACTTTAATTTTCATTGCTTGCGACATACACATGCCACATTATTATTAGAAAATGGAGCTAATGTAAAATATATACAACGAAGATTAGGTCATAGTCAATTATCAACCACTATGGATACATATTCACATGTTACAAGTAAAATGGAAAGTGAAACAATAGATATTTTGGAGGGCATTTTACAATAATTTGCCACCGAAAAAAGTTATGGTGGCAAACAGGTGGCAAAACGATAAAAAACATTCTTTTTTTTTGCTCAAACACTGTTATTTTGCTATTTTATATAAAAAAGTCGTATTTCTCACAGTTATACGACTTATATTAAATTCTTTACATAAGTCTCCTTCAGATGGAAGTTTATCTCCTGGTTTATATATGCCAGATGCTATTTGTTTTTTTATGTTGTCATATAGTTGTTGATATAAAGGAACAAAGGAATTTACTTCTAAATCCATTTCTTTTTTTTGTCTCTTTTCATCCAT